CACTGCTGTTGATGCCGGCCAAATCCACGCCAAAACCAAAACGGCGACGGTCCGGGAAAACTTAAGCAACAGCAACACGTTTTCATGGCTCGCGGCGCCAGCCCAGGATTAAACTTGAGGGAGAAGGCGGCGCTGCGCTTCGCAAGGTTATGAGCATTGTTCCGGTTATCCCTAAAGGTCGCAAACCTTTATCAAAAGGCAAAGATGTACAGATGTTTGACGTTGGATTTAGTCAGCCAATGCGCATGGGTGGGCGCCAAAGATCTGCGCTAGAGCAAGAACTTCGGAGGCAAGGTTTTTCCGCTCGCAGTAACGCACTGGGAGGGGTGCGGACATACTCTAAGCAGTTTGCGGTTGGGAATAAAAATCCAAGAACTGCGGCTGAGATCGTTGCCGTGCAAGTTCAGTCAAAAGGTGGACCACTTGTCGGGGGAACGGTCAGCACAAGAAGGACAGTGTTTGTGCCAAGTCGCCAAAGAAACGTGGGAGGCCGCTTGATGGAGCGTGCATATGGTCTTCCAGTAAAAGCGCAAACCAGCACCAAGATTGTCCGCCGCAAACCCAAGCCCTAAATGGCCGCCCTACCCTCCAGCATCAACAACATCCGCCTAGTCTTCGAGCGCCCCACGGCGAACGACACCAACTTGCGCGATGGCTTCAATCCTGCCGTGGAATTGATCGCCCTAGAGGCCTATGTCGAATCACAGGGCGGTGCCGGTGGGCAGCAACCTAGCGGCGCAGGGGCGATTGCGGCAGGCTCGTTCAAGGGATGGTGGAATCGTTGGGCGTTAATCCCCTCCGGGGCAAGCTGGCTTGATCTGGGGACATCCTGGACATGGGACACAACAGGCCTTAGGCCGGCCGGGCTAGACGAAGGTGCAATTCTGGAGGCCTTTTATGGAGATCTGACAGGGCTTCCCGCGATCGGGATGGGCAAGAGGGGGTGGTTTACGGTGCAATCCCTTCAGGGTGTCGGCGGGATTGATGCCCTCGTCCGAGCTGCTGGGCTAGACGAATTTTCAGGCCAGTTTGCGACAGGTCGATGAGGATCAGGGCAAAAGTTGGCACTGTTCGAGTTAAGCTTGATTTTGCGGGCAAGGCACAGCGTGCGGCCGTGATGGCCACGCAAATGGTTGCGCCTGAGCTGAATGCCGCCTTCCAAGATGCCATGGGGTCGCCGGTCTGGCAATGGCCACGAGAGACCATTAGGCGTGGCTCGCTGGATTCCCGGGGTCGCAGGGGGCCAGGCTATCGCGTGTTTAGCCCACGCAACATTGTGGATCAAGGTCGGTTGCGGCAAAGCAATGAATATCGAATCACGGGCTTGCTGATCATGTTTATGTGGACAGAGCCCTATGCAGCGGCTGTTCATTATGGCGCCGAGATCTACCCTTGGGGCGATAAAACCAAGGAAAAAGTTAAACTCCCTGCCAGGCCATGGACTGATGCCGTGCTTGGCACGATCGTGAATCCTGGCATCGAACCATATCCGATTGCGCTACAATGGAAGACAGCATTCACTTCGGCTTGGAGGAAGATTAAATGAGTTGGAGCCAGCTTGCATGGAAGGCGAGGCCAACGGTTGTCGGCGGTGATATTGAAACGATCAAATGGCTTGACGGTGAGCTTGAGATCCCCCGCAAGGGATACCTGGACGCCACAGAGATGCAGGGCATCAGGGACGCTGATCCTAGCAATCTTCAATTTCAAATCCTCTACAAGCGAGCCGTAGAACTTGCTGCAAGGATTGGTGATGAGGAATCGTGGAATGGTCCGAAGTGCTACGCGCTTCTGCTCTCGCTATTTGGCAACATCAAAGGGACATGGCGCCCAACAGAAGAGGAAGCGCGGATTATCGTTGAAAACGAGGATCTGGTTAAAGATGCAATTGAGCAGGTGAAAGATGCTCAGAATATCGTCAGGACGCGCACAATCACCGTGATCCTTAGGCGAAATACTCCTGATTGGACCGATCAGATGACCACCGAGCTGCCGGGACACTTGCAGGATTTGATTTATGAATTTGCCAACACGGAGCTGACGGCAGGCATGGGCGAAGTTGACCTAGAGAAAGCGCAACGACAGCTTGAGGATGACCTAAAAAAGTTGCCAGAGGAGATGAGGTCAATCTTGAGCGACCCGACTTCATTGAACTCTTCTGGGAATGCCGAGAATTATGGCCCGGCGCCCCCGAGTTTAGCCGCGAAAACTACGGCTCACTCCCTGGGGCGTTTATCATCCAAGCGGTCGAAGCGGGCGTCAAGGCCAAAAAGCGGCGGCTTCACGAAGAGGAGTTAGCCACTGCACAGGTTGCACAGCTTGTTTTCGCCTTGCAACGCACCGTGATAGGCGCGGCCGGGGGGCAACCTCCTGATTGGCTGCCAATCAAGGATTTTTACGCATGGGCGGATGTGGAAGAGAAACCACGGCCGCCTAGCGAGGCAGGGGCAGCACTGGCGGCTTTGGTAGACCGTGAGCTGCATGAAGATTTCTGGCTTGACGGGCCATGGTTTGACGACCTGATGGCGCAAGGGGAAGGCAAGAAACCGCCTTCTAGGCTGTGCCTGTCATCTCCTGCTGCGATCCTGCTTGCCCCGTATCGGGTGGGCCAAGACCAGTGGGGTGGCTTCCTGATTGCCAAGCCTGAGGCGTCAGGTAGGCCGCTTGAGTTTACCTGCCTTGACTTAGAGGGGGACGCAATCAACGCGGGGCACTCGATGAGGCTGAAAATCCCTGCTGAGCTTGTGAATCCCAAGGGCTTTGGTAGCTCAAGAGCGGGAGCAATCTTGCAAATTGTCTAGCGGGAAAACTTGAGGCAGAAGTCACAACTCCCGCCCCATGGCATCTCAGGTCGCCTATCAGCCGCAACTCGGCTTACTGCACTTCGTCAAGCTGATTCGCTCAACGGCGATCGACCTGGAAGCGCTAGCTGCGGCCGCCGCCAACAATGGCGCCCAGCTTTCCACATGGTTCGATCCTGCCGGAGCTGTTAGCGGTAGCGCCAAGGTTGAATGCGACGCCACCAACTCCACCTTTGAGATCAGGCTCAATTCGGCCACCCTGACTCCAACAACTGCCGAGCTGCAAAGCAACGTCGCCAAGCTGACCTTTGCCGCTGCTACTGGTGTGGCCGTTGGCGATGTGATTAAGGTTGCGAGCCTGCCCTCCCCCTTTGCCGGGCTGAACACCACATCCGCAGTGGTAACCGCCGTCACCACAACTCCCGCCCACACGATCAGCTATGCGCTAACGGGAACCAATATCGCCTCCGCCTCCGTCTCTGCAGGCACCGTCACGACAGGCATCTACCCGTTGGATGGGAGTGGCAAGGCGATTCGCTTGCTGAACATCACCAGCTCGAACGTGAATCCTTCCACAAACAAGGATACGATCATCACGCATGACCAAGAGACCCTTGGCTCAAGCATCTCGATGCCACTTTCTGATACTACCACCATTCCGTTTGCGGGCTCAACAATCATCAAGAATGTTGATCACAAGTTCCTGCAAATCATGCGGATGCACGGCACATCTCAACAGCTCGCAGTCAAATACTTGCGGATCGGACCTGCAGGCACTTCCGAGAAACTTGCCTGCTACGGCAAGATTGACAGTATTCAGGAAGCCGGTGATGCTGGCGCCCGTCGCACGTATTCAGCCACCCTGACTACAGACGGTCCCGCCTATACCATCTTCGACAACTCGTGACACAGCAAAGGGGTCGACTGTTAGCCGTTAGGCCAAACAATGGGCGCCCCCTTTGGACTGTTCAAGTTGGAGATGTCATCATCCCTGGCCGCAATGCCAGGGAGCTTTTGCGTGTTTACGCTAGGCTAAGGCGCGGTGCAAGCTCAGTCGGAGGTAGGGCCAGCAAAGAACTCGATCCTTTCCCCGAGGATGCTTGAATACTGCTCCATCGCCTCAACCTGCCTCACAAGGCGTTCTTGCTCAGCTTTGTTGATGGTTGGAAAAATATCACCAGCAACGAAGGATTTCAGGGCCGTGAGCTTCACATCCAAGTCAGCCTTTTCTTGAACGACCCGGAGCTGGTGGGGCTGGAAGTTGCTTGTGTCAATGGTGGTCATGGGACCCATGCGCAGATGCCTTCCTAGCCTAGGTCGGGACAGGTGCCAACGTCAATCATCAGACCATCCTTCCCTACCTCCCCCGTGCCCATTTCCTGGCAAGCCTTCAGCACTCCTGAATCTAGTAAATTGCGACTCAAATAAAAGCCTTACAGTACCGACGGATCCATGGCGGCTTTTGGCGATTATCACTTCAGTGATCCCGCGATCTGGTGTCTCTGGGTTATAGTATTCATCCCTATACAGCATCGCCACCAAATCAGCATCTTGCTCAATTGAGCCAGATTCCCGCAGGTCGCTCAGCATAGGGCGCTTATTTGTGCGCTGCTCCACTGCCCGGCTGAGCTGTGACAGCGCCATCACGGGGGTATCTAGCTCCTTCGCCATGCCCTTAAGGCTACGGGTGATTCTTGACACCTCCTGTACCCTGTTATCGGTTCCCCGTCCTTCCATGAGCTGCAGGTAGTCCACAATGATCAAGCCGGGAGGCTGGCCCATTTTTGCCGCGAGCTGCCTACATTGCGCACGCATCTCAGCAACACCCGTGGATGATCTATCATTGGTCGCGATAGGTATTTTTGAAAGCTCAGATACTCCGTGAGCCAACAGGCCCCATTCTTCTCTCCTTAATTCACCGTTACGCTGGCGACTTGTCTCGATTCCTGTCTCAATTGCAATGAGCCGACTCATTAGCTGCTCTTCTGACATCTCAAGAGAGAAGATGATCACAGGCAAGCCAGTCTTTGCCACATTCCTTGCAAGATTAAGCGCCACAGCCGTCTTACCCATGGCCGGTCTTGCTGCAAGAATAATTAGATCAGTCCGCTGCAGGCCTTGAGTTAAAGAATCAAGATCGTTGAATCCTGTTGGGATGCCGGGCCCTTTTTCTTCCCCTGATGAGATCGTAATCTGATCAAATACCCGCGCCAGAATATCTCCGCTCCATTTTGGACCTTCATCGCCTGAGTTTGCAGTCAGTGAAAAGATCTTTGTTTCCGCTGCATCTAACAGATTGCCAATTTTGCAGCCCTTGTCATAAACAAGAGCATTTATCTCTTCCGTGATTGCAAGCAGCTTTCTTCTAAGATGCTTTTCAGCGACTAGCTTTGCGGCACCCGCTATCGACGCGGTGGAAAGTGTTTTGTCAACCAGCTCTGTGAGCCTTGCGTGACCACCTGCTTTTTCTAGCTGATTGGCATCAGCTAGGGCCATTGCAACATTTGTAAGATCGCTAACTTTGCCCTTAGAGTGCAGTGCTATCGCGGCTGCAAAAATAGCCTTATGTGCACCAAGATAGAACGATTCCGACTCTACGATTCCGACAACTCGCGTGATGGCGTCAGGATCCAATAGGATCCCGCCGATGACAGCCTCTTCAGCTTCCAGCAGGTGCGGTGGTGTTCGATCGGTTGCGAGCAAAAAATCCTGATCACTCATTGAGCGCAGCAAGCATGATTCAAATACGGCCTAGATTTTGTTGATGCTTGATTAGATCTTTGAGAGCTGAAGATAGGTGCCTGGTCTACGCACGCCCCGATGGTCTGTTGTCATCCAGCGACTACAAAACCGTCCCTTTTTGAAGCGAGAGAACGAACCTTCCCCGATCGCGGTAGAGATAAACCCGCCCCGATCAAGATCCGCTCGCCCTAAGGGATCGTGCATAATCAACTCTCTGGCAGCCTTGTCCCATCCTACGGCAAGTGTCCAACGTCCATCGGTGGGGCGCTGGGGATTGCCATTGAATAGCCAGTACACCGGCACAGGGATTCCCTTCATCAGGTTGGCAATTAAGGTCGATAAGTCTCCATTGCGACCCACTTCAGCGCCAATGCCCAATCCTCGCAGCGCATGAATCTGGGCTTCAGCCGTATCGGGATTCCCAAATTCACGCACCATCTTCAAATAGCGATCATCGCGCTCGCCTGGCCCAATCAAACAACCTGGCCTGATAAACTCTGCCGCCATTGCGCAGACGGAGCTGAAACCCAACGGGTCGGGTCCCCAAAGGGTGGTATTTCTCCGCCCGTAGTATGGCACGCCTAACTTGATTTTGCTCATAGATTCTGATGAGTGATTGATGGCTTGCGAAACTTTGAGATAATGAGGTAAAGAAATGCCTTCCACCTTGGAAGGTCACAAAACGATCGACCGCGACCCTTGGGAGGCCTCCAGTCATCGCCGGGAGGCGGATCAGCGATCAACCGGGTGAGATTGCAGGCCATCGGCCCTCCATCCTGTTTGCTGGCTAATGACCCAGTTTGTGGCAGCTTTTTGGGTTTGCCAGGCCTCTAAAAGCTGCTTGGCAATGCCCCTCAGCTCGTCTACGCTATGGCATGCGTCAATCACCTGCCCCATGCGTGTCAGCTCGAACCTTTGGGGCAGGGTAAGCGCCATGGCACTCGCGGGCTCTGCGGGGACTGGGCCGTGCTGGCCTGGGGTTTGGTCGTCGGTAGGCATGGGGCCATCCTAGGATGTCAGGGGCCAGATTAGGGACTTGGGCGGCGCCCGTGCCTAAGACTAGGCCAGTCTGATGACAAAACGTTACACGGATCCCATGACCGCATCCCACGGCGACGCATTCCCCTCTTCCGCCCCCTCGGCCAATCCAGTCTTCTACCGCACCTACAGCCGCAAGGGGCCCCAGGGCCGAGAAAGCTGGGGCGACGCAGTGGAGCGCAACCTGAGCGGACTGGCGGAAATCGGGCGGTTGCCCGATGCCGAGATCAGCCTACTGCGCCGCATGCAACTGGAGCAGAAAGCCTTGCCCTCTGGGCGCTGGCTATGGGCGGGCGGGACCGATTGGATCACCCGGCCGGAAAACTTCAGCGGCGCCTACAACTGCACATCCCTGAATCTGGTCGATTGGGAGTCATTCGCCCTAATGATGGATTTGGCAATGATGGGATGTGGCACGGGGGCAAAAATTGAGCCCTGGCATATCAAGCAATTGCCGAAGGTGCTCAACAGAATCGAGATCGACAGCGTTTCTGACATTGGCACAGTGCCAGCGAGTGAGCGGATTGAAACAACCGCAATTGTTGATGAAGGTGGCAAAACCACGCTGCGCGTTGGTGATAGCCGCAGGGGATGGACCGACGCTTACTTAACAATTCTTAAGTTGTCCAGTGATTCTAATTGGAAAGGGCCCATCCATCTCCATGTTGATCTATCCCACATCAGGCCCCCAGGCGAGCCCCTGAAAGGCTTTGGAGGAGTCTCCAACCCCGTAAAGTTGTCAGAGTTTTGGGGACGCATCGCGGCGATTCTGAACCGTGCGCAGGGCCGTCAGCTTACATCCGTGGAATGCTGCCTCTTGATCGACGAAGCTGCAATCGTGGTTGTAGCTGGGAATATCCGCAGGAGCGCAGGGATGAGGCAATTCCATGAAAGGGACGCAGAAGCGGCGACCGCAAAGGATAATCTATGGCAGCAAGATGCGGATGGAGGCTGGCGCATCGACCCGGAGCGGGACGCCTTGCGCATGGCCAATCACACCCGTGTGTTTCACCGAAAACCTAGCTTAGATGAGGTTGTGGACAGCGTGCGCAAACAATTCTTCTCTGGAGAGGGGGCCATCCAATACGCACCGGAAGCTATCGCCCGCGCAAATGCTGATCTGTTGACTACGCGACAGTTGAAGCAGGCATTCTTGGCTGAATACACCAGCAAATCGGGCGGCGCCGTTGGTGGGGCGATCTTTCTCGATACGCTAACCAATCATACAATGCTTGGAGATGAGGTTCAACATCGAATCAGCAGATATGGGTTAAATCCATGTGGTGAGATCATTGGAGATACATTCCATTGCAATCTTTCAGAGGTTCACCTAAATCAACTCCGTCCATACGATATGTGGGGACAAGAAGAAGCCTTCCGCGCTGCCGCCATCTCCGCTGCGTCCCTGTTGCATCACCGCTTCGAGGTGCACCGTTTCCGGCAGAGCCGGGAATGGGATCCAATCATCGGGATCAGCTTCACTGGCCTGTTTGACTTTTTTGTTGAGGCCTTTGGCGTGGGATGGCTGCGATGGTTCGCCGATGGAAGGCCAGCCACGGAAGAGGGTGACGCATTCCGCGATGCCGAAGGTGTTTACTTGAGATCCTGGCGTGATGCCGTGGCAGGCGCAGTTCGATCGTACTGCGAACGCCATGGGCTGCGCATGCCAAATCGTTACACCACCGTGCAACCCGCTGGCACCAAGAGCTTGCTGACGGGAGCTTCGCCGGGCTGGCATCCGCCCAAGGCTCAGCGCTTCATCCGACGGATCACCTTCCGCAAGAATGACCCCGTGGCCCTGGCCTGCTTGGACTACGGCTACACTATCGTGCCGAGCCAGAGCGACAAAGATGAAAACGGGAGGCTGTTGGATGATCCTTTTGATCCTCGGTGCACGGAGTGGCTGGTAGAGATCCCCACGGAGGTGCCGTGGGCCAGCCTGCCAGGGGCAGATGAGGTTGACCTAAGCCAGATTTCCGCCTTGGCGCAGTTTGACTTCTACATGCAAGTACAGACGCACTACACAACACACAACACCAGCGCCACAATTGAGTTTCGAGAGGAGGAGATTGAGCCCCTGGCGAGCGCGATCTATGAAGCGATCCAAAGCGACGGCGGCTACATCTCGGCGGCACTGCTCGCCCGCTTTGACGCGAACGAGACCTTCCCGCGCTTGCCTTTTGAACCGATCGACCATGCCACCTACAATCGCCTCCACGGCGCCGTCTTGGAGCGCAGACAGTCGGACGACTTCGGGGCGGCGTTGAGCAGGTCTGACGCGGGGGGACTGACGGAGGTAGGCCCGGCGGGGTGTGATTCCGACAAATGCCTGCTGCCCTTGTCAAAACCGGGGTGATGCCCTATGATTCCAGAGGTCACCGAAAACCTCCTCCTTAAACGTTGCGGTGATTGGTCCTTGGTCGGACCGCCATCTTTGGGACCCTTCAGTGCTGCTAACACTGAGGGGTCTTTTGGCATCAAAGGAGATGCCATCCGTAATTGCCGACAAACTCAAAGTTGATGGAATCATCCATGTACGATCAAACCTCTCTGCCGTTGCAAATTGAGCCAACACCAAAACCGCTTCCCATGGCGTGGAATAGCCTCCCAGGCAAGATGCCTCCGGCAGGGCGCGAAGTTTTAGTCCAGATCGACGGACATCGCGGGCCAGCTTGGGGCAATAGATATGCGCTGGTGGCATATTGCGATCAAGAAGGCAACTGGTGGGAAGAAAGCCATCCATCCACTGAGCCCCTTGCAGGTGTTATTGGATGGGCCTACTTTGATGGGCCACAACCACCCACGAAAGCGGCACCTGTCAAAAAATCGCCAAAGACCGACAAAGAACCGATGCTTATCGAAGGCAAGGATCTTGTCGAGGGCGTCACGTATTATCTTACGGGCATGTGGTGGCCAGATGGCGGAAAGCCGGTCAAGTTAAAAAAGTGGGTTCGAGCGTGTGAACTGAGTAAAGGCGCCAGAGGGAAAGCCGCGATCGTCAAAGGAGAGAATGGAGAAGAATATGCGATCCCGCCGCGAGGATCCTTATTCATCCAAGATCCATCCGCTACAATTCCAAAGCCGCCAGTTTAGCTCAGCGGCAGAGCGGCGCCCTTGTAAGGCGCAGGCCGTCGGTTCAATCCCGACAACTGGCTTCCGGGAAAACTTCCGTCAGAGTTTCCTTTCTTTTATGGCTCGCGGCGGCAGACGTACCTACACCAGGGACGCTAACGGACGGTTTGCCTCTTCCTCTGGAGGGGGAGGAAGCCTGGCTTCTGCAAGGAAGGCATCCGCGCCCAAGTCCGCCCGAAAGCCGCCTTCTGCTAGCAAGGCCAAGCCTTCCACCGGCAAGGCTAAGCCTGCCGCAAAAAGCGCCAGCAATGGCGCACCATCCCGCGCTGAGCGGAACAGGATTATGGGAGAAACCCAGAAAAAAGCACAAGCAGCGTATAATGCCGCAAAAGCCAAGGGCAAGGGGAAACGTGCTCAAGAGGCCGTGTATAGGCGTGTTATCGACCAGGGCCTTGTGAAGGTCGGACTAAAGAAACCTAGCCTGGGCACTCGCATCGCAAAGGGCATTTCTAGGGCGCTAGGGCGATAGTTGGCCGCCGGGAAAACTCAGGCAACCCCTAATCTTTCTCAGCTATGGCTCGCGGCGGCAGACGCAACTACGTTCGTGATGCATCAGGCCGCTTCGCCTCCACTCCGGGAGGGGGCAGTAAATCGCTGGCCGCCGCACGAAAAAAGTCGGCTCCCGCCGCCAAGAAGGCCAAGCCTCCCTCTCAGCCGAAGGGCGGCACCCTAGCCGCTAGAAGCTCCCTAAAGCGATCCAGGGCCAAGCTGATGGGCATGGGCAAGCCTTCTAGCGCCCAAAAAGGAGCCGTGACGCGGGGGAGCAAAGCTCTGAAGGCTGCCAAAGAGGCATCCAAAAAGAGGATGGCGCCGATGAAAAACGTTATCGGGAAGCCCAAAGGCCTGAAACACAGCGAGCTTGCCGGTAGAATCACGCCATCCAAAACGGCGCCAAAACGGAAGCGCTTGATCACAGCGAAAGCCGGCACCGTCGCAAAGCCAAAAAATCTCAAGCCGGGAGATCTCGCTAGGCGCAGAGAGGCTAAAGCTCAAGCGGCCAAAATGGCAGCCGCAAAACCCGTCAGGCGCAACAGGTTTCTTGATCCCATCGCCCGTCAAATCCTGATTGCAACTGGACAGATTCAGCGGAAGAAAGGGAAGTGATGGCACCATTCGTCAAATCTATTGACGTGGACGAGATTCGAGACCAAGGAGATAGCGGCAAACAGAATGACCATCGCCGACCAACTGAACCTCTATCAGAATCTAGCCAAGTATAAGCCCACCACCTTATACTTGCTTATATACCTCTACAGATCCTGGGCCAAACCGCCATTCAACCATGACACTCCCAACCGATACCGGCGCACTCTATGACCTGATCGCCACGGATCCCGACATCATCCCCCTCTTGGGAACCCATATCCTCAAATCTGGCGCCACAAGGCCAGCCATCTCTAGGCTGTGGCCGAATGAGACCATTGAAGCTACCACAAGGCAACAGGGCGTGGAAATCCAGGTTGAACGCTTGCCGATTGGCTACGCTCCAGAGCCGTGCCAAACCGGTGAGGTTGTCACGAATCCATCATTCTCCATCCGCGTCACCCAGTGGAAGCCTGCCGCAGGAGGTGCATCCAATATCCAAGCCGTCATAGATCGCCTCCTTGTCCTACTGCCTGGCGCCACTGCAAACAATGTGACAATTCAAGATCTCACCACGGGCCTAGCTCAGTTTGTTGTGGTTTGGCAATGCAAGGTTGCAGGTCTGACCTGATAGGTGTAAATTCCTAGTTGAGAACAGTTCACCCGGTCCCGGCAAGGGCCGGGTTTTTTATGCAAGCCACGTCAAACCGGGAAAACTTACATCAGTAAGATCATCAAATAGTGGCAGGCCAGGGCGTTGAAGTTGGCGTAAGTTTTTTACTTGAGAATGAAGCTGAGATCGCGCGCGCCATTGCGCTATCGGGCGGAAAGCTTGGCCGTGATTTTTCGGATAAACTATCTGCAGAAGGCAAAAAGGCATTTGATGAACTGGTAGCGGCGGCAGAAAAAGCTGCTAAAGATGTCAATGCAAAATTTAGCAAGACTGACCTTAAATTCAGAAACAATTTAGGGCAATTCCTGACGCCACAAGAACTTGAGCGGCTGAGCAAAGGAAGCGAGGCCTTTAAGCAAGCGGTCGATAGCGTAAACAAATTCCGCAATGCTGTAGAGAGTGCCGGCAAAAGCGCCGAGAGAAACTTCAACCTAATCGAAGCGGCCGTAGAAGGTGTTGCAATCAGCCTCACGTCAAGACTGACCGACGCCATCGGCACAAGCCTTGGATCCTTGCGCGGATTGATCAGCGGATTTTTGGAGCTTGACGGCGAGCTAAGGCTTGCCGCTGCCGCCGCAGGGGAAACCGGCGCCTACGAACGGCTTGGCACCATTGTGGACAAGGTTGGCATCGAAGCGGCTGGAACAACGAAGCAAGTGGCAGAGCTTGCCACAAGCCTTGTCAGAGCTGGTTTTTCGGTCAAAGAGATTGAAACTGCGTTGCCAGGAGTCGTGAGAGGGGCGGAAGCAACGGGAACCGGCTTTGCAAGCTTTGGGGATATTGTCGGAAACACTCTCAGGGGCTTTCAATTAGACGTAGACAAAACAACTCATGTTGTAGATGTACTCGTCAACACGGCGAACAGCAGCAACGCAAGCATTGAAGGACTTGGATATACATTTGAGTACACAGCCCCTATTGCCAAAGCGCTTGGCATCTCCCTGGAAGAGGTCGCCGCCGCCGCTGGCCTCATGGCAAACGCGGGCATCCAAGGATCCGTGGCGGGCACGGGCTTGCGCACAGGCCTCCAGAAAATTCAGCAGGCCGCAGGCGGTGCGTCACCTGAGGTGATGGGCCTGGCCCGTGGGCAGGAAAGGCTTACGGGCGTCATGCGAAAGCTCGGCGCTCAAGTTGTGGACACAAACGGCAAGCTGCTTCCGCTGGATCAGGTTTTCATTAGCCTGAAAAGTGGCCTTGAAAAGCTCAATCAAGCCGATCAGGTCCAACTGGCTAACGTGTTGTTTGGCGATGAAGCCGGTTCAAAGTTTCTCGCGATTCTCAACCAATCTGATGTGGCTATCACGAAGATGTTTCGTGATATGGGAAATTCAGCGGGCGCAGCGGATACAGCGAGAACCTCTATGTCTGGCATGGGATTAGAAGTTCAGCAGCTCACCGGGACCCTTGACAGTCTGGGCACGCATCTCGGCGGTGTCATCGCCGCTGGACTGCGACCCTTCGTAGGCCTGCTGAACGCGGCGCTAGGGGGCATCTCCGCACTTCCCGCCCCTGTCAAGACAGCAGCCGGGGCCCTGATCGCCCTGACAGCTGCCGCAACGGCTACAACCGTGGCCATGATGGCGACCAATGCTGTTGTTTTGCAACTGGGTGGGTTTAGCGACCTGGCAAAAGGTGCCAAGGCGGCAGGATTGTCAATCGCCTCTATGGGATCAGGCGCTGTGATTGTCCTCTCCATTGCAGCCGCCGCCGCAATTCTGACCGGAAACTTCCGCGAAACCGATCGCACAACAAAGCAGCTCCTGCAAACCACTATTGCCCTTGGGGTTGGCATTGCTGTGTTCAAAGGGATGACGCAGGGCTTGGCTGCGCTGCAAGTTGCGCAAAGTGTGTTAAACGCACGCACAAAAGTTTACGCGGTGCTACTTTCATTCGTTCAAGCACTGAACCCAGGCAAAGCCGTGATCGCCCTTGGCATTGCCGCCGCCGCCGCCGCAGGGACCTATGCGCTGCTGGATTCCCAGATCAAGGTAACCGGCGAAGACACAGAAGAACTTTCCAAAAAAGCCAATGAACTACGAGATGAGATCAAGAAAACACAAGACGAGATTGATAAGACAAAGAAACTGAAGCTAGATACAACGGAAGCACAGCAAAGGCTAGACGAGCTTCAGGCTCAACTGCGCAAGATTGAAACTCCGTTGAGCGTTAAGCTTGACATGCAAAAAGTTGATGGTCAGATCAAGGCGCTAGAAGCTGCGCTAGGGAAGCTCGGCAGAAACGATCCGCAAAGATCTGTGTTTGAAACAAGAATCGCGGCGCTCAAGGAATACAAAAATGTGCTAGATGCAATTGACAAAGGATCGTCTGCCAAGAATCTTGAGAATCTATCCAAGGCTTCGCAGAATTTTGTAAAGCAAGCGGAAGCCGATCGAAAGAGGCTAGATGCGCTTGAAAGTAAAAAAGCGACCATCCCAGCATCGGACCGGGAGCGGCGCAGCGCGATCGACAAAGAGATCAACGCCCTAGAATTGCGACTTGCGCAAGGCAAAGAGCGCGAACAAGCCGTAGCTGCTACCAGGCAGACACAAAAAGACTTGGCGCTGATTCGAGAGGAAATCAAACTAGAAGAACAGTTAGCAGCGGTTAAATCAAAAGAGCGACCGGCGCTGACACCTGCAACGACAGATACCGCAGCAGAGCGCGTGGAAAGAGTTGGCGGCATCGACCCAACCAGTATACTTAAAGTTCAGATCAACTCACGCGAAAAAATCAAAAATCTCAAGGAGCGTGAAAAAGAATTAAACAGGGAGCTGCTAAATAATCAAGACAAAATGCAAAGCTTGATAGAAAAAGAAGAGCGCACCGCACGCGGTCTAGTTGTATCCGCGAAAGAAAAACTGGAGATTGCAAAAAGCAAGTTAGAAGTTGAACAGATGACCGCTGCCAACCTGGATAAGCAGGCCGGCCTAGACTCCGCTCGCCTTAGCGCGGTGCGGAATGTTGCGGATGCTTATGCTAATTTGGCTAGCGCTCAGGCTCAGCTTGTGCAGTCGGGGTTTGATGTTAGCCGCGCCAGGGTTGGCCGTGCCCAAACACTCGCAGAGCAAGAGCTGCAGACGCTCAAAGATAGGGGTGCTTCGGCTGAACAAGTCAGGGAAGCAGAGATGCGCATATCACGAATCAAGCGCGAAAGTGAAGGCATAGAGCGTAGCGCAATGCTAAGCGCCATTGAAGCCACGCAAAAACGTTTTGAGATTGAAAACAAGATCTTGGAACTTAAGCAGCGGGCTCAAGTTCTTGAACAGGAATCTGCCATCCGATCCGCCGATCAAGGCGTCTTGCAGCAAAGATCGCGGCTTTTGGAGCTTCAAGGCAAACTCCAAGATCCATCAATGCTACCGGAGCAGAAAAAGCTTATCCAAGAACAGATCAAAATACAGGAGCAATCTGTCAGCCTTAGCAAGGAGCAGGCCCGCTTTGAGCGTGAACGAGCAAAGAGCCTTGGCGTGAATTTTGCGCTTGAGCGTGAAACCCAAAAAGCGCAACAACAATCAGCCGCTAATCAACAACGGGCGGCAGCGGCGGCAAAAGGATTTGAGGTAGACTTTAGCCAAGAATTGATGCGACTTGATCAAGCTGCCGGGAAAAGATTTGTGAAGGTCAAAGAGCTTGTGGGCGTTATAGAAGTGGCCGGAAAGCCCGTGGAGAAAATTTACGCCGAGACCGTAAAAGTGATTGACGCAACAACCAGCATGTCCGATGCGTGGAAAGATTTGAACGATAAAGCATCGAAAGCCCCCAAGCTAATTAAAGATCAACGTGATCAAATAGAAGCCGCGACCCGCTCCGTAAACAAACTAAAGGATGCCTATGGAAATGTAAGCAAGCTTTCCGGTGAGGCAATTTTCGGAGGTACTGGCGCTCAAAGCGTTTTAGGAGGCGGGGCAGGAGCTGACAAGCGATATATCTCGCCGAAGGAGAGGGAATACAAAGAAATTGCGGATATGGCCATGGCGCAAACCACTTCAAATTATAGGACATCTTATTCTTACGGCCCTAACGGAATGTCGTTATTTAGTATGCCCAAAGATATGGGTCCGAACAGATCATCGTGGTTTGACCGGGAAGAGCTTGAAGCGATTATGAAAATCGAAAATGCGACGAATATGTCAGCAGATGCTTTTTTCCAAGCATCAGAAAAAGCGACCTATCTTGAAAGAGCGCTTGCGGCGTTAAACATTCAGGCAACTAAACTTGAAAAACAGAAGTGGTATGAAGAGGCAATAGTCAAAGCGCTAACGCCGGGTGGCACTAGCAACATGAAGAATGTCGTCTCTTTTATGGATCCAGCAAGGCAATTTGAAGATCCGTCGACTGTCCGAAGGTTGGCACGGAGCGGAGCAAAAAGAATGGCGGACAAGGAAGGTTTTGACATCCTTGAGCATCCAATAGCAGGCGCCGAGGGATTGATTGACAAGATCGCCGCTGAACTTGCAGATGCCGATGCCAAGGCAAGGAATCTTGCGGGCAGCATTACAGGAGTCAGGGACGCAATTGGGCGCCCATTAGATATTGAAGATTGGCAAAATTATCAAGAATACCTTTATGGGATCAATGGTCTATACACCCAAGCAGCTCAACGTGCTGATGAATTTGGCAAAAAACTGAGCAACGAAAACCCTCAAGAAACTCTCTCCTCAATTTACAGAAACCTCTCTGGTGTCTACGATGAAACCGGAAAGCTTAATACCGCCGCTCAATCGCTTAACGAAACATACGATTCCCTTGGCGAAGGGAATACGGATATGTCCGGCCAAACTCAATCTACGCTTGAAAAAACTATTGCACTAAGGGAGCAATGGGAATCTGTTTATCAATTGGTTGTCGGATCGGCCGATACACTGAAAGCGTTTGCCTCCCCACAAGCACGATGGGCAGGCGGCGGCGTAGATCCTTCTGGCAGCTACACCATCAATGAGCTGGGCCAAGAATCCTGGCTGGATCGCCTGGGAAATCTTAGGCTAATCACGGCCCCGGCATATTCCAAATGGACCCCTCCATCTCGCGGTCTTGTATTGCCTGCCAACGTGACAGCAGCGCTCAAAGAGCGTGGGGCATTCTCTCAGGGGCCCACAGCGGCCATGAGGCAGTCCGTGGGCTCGCATTCCATGCCGATGGACACCAGGGGGCTGGCAGGGGCCATGGGACGACTTGAACGAGGCCTAGCCGGGGTGGAAAATGCGATGCGCACCTATCGGCCGATGGATGTGCAAGTCGTCACACCTGATGCAACGCGAAACATGGCCGCACTCCAGAGGATCCTATGATCACCATTTCCTACAGTGGCACAACCTACACATTCCCTAACCTCACCGAACAGCCCTACGGCTATTCCGGGGAATCCGTAGATCGCGGCCGAGCGGTGCGTCAATGGAAGGTGTCGGGCATTGTGAAAAAGTCGGATTCTGTTACATTTGATGGAATCTTCCGGGCGTGGAATGCTGCAAAAATCCTAGAAGATGATCCCGCAAGAACTGGTACGGTTGGCGCAACTGTTGCGCTGAGCGGATCTTCGCCTGGTTTTACATGGTCGACCCCTGTTGCGTGCAATTTTGTTGAGGCGCCATCTTTTGCTGTTGCCGGTGAATTTGTGCGGCTTGCTGCTACATTTGAAGATGCAAACGAAAGGCTGGCCGTTATCCTTCGCGGGATTGAAGAGGAGTCGGAGCAATTTGCTACACTTAATCTAGGGACACTCACGTTTGGTAGTGCAGTGGTCAACCTGACATCAAGGCCAAAATCTTATACCGACCTGCCTAGCGCAGCTTTGACCCCTGGGGGAAGCCACATCATTTCCGGCTCGCTGAAGGCGACCGAAGTTTACGAGGTAGAAGGATGGGTCACCAGTGCGAATCTGGCACTCCTTGAAACTTGGCTAGAGACCACGATCCAAGCAACCCCATCCCCTGGCACATGGTACCCGGCGGCTTGGACAAGGCCAACAATCATTAGGCGCTCTGATGCTGGCGTGATGGGCTCCTATGCGAACGTTTCGTTTACGGCCGTGAAAATCCGATGACAATTGATAGTCGGGCGTGGGTTTGGTGCAACCTCGGAGATCTTGCCGATGAAGCCAGTTCGATTACAGAGGATCATGCCCAGCGCGTCGGCGTGATCATGTATCGCGGCACGATCAACCTGAAAGGATCGCTGCGCCCAGTCCCTGGCGCCATAGTTGAACTAGCCTACTCTGACGGCCAAAACTGGATCGCTCGCCTCCCGCTTCGGTTGCGTGTCCTGTCAAGTTTCTGCAATGCCCTTCTGGATATTCCCGTCACGTCAGTCAGTGTCGGCTGTGACCTGGCATATCTGAACGACCGCAAGCAGCCCCCAGCGTCGCTTCCCACGAAGCCTGCCAACCCTGGCTTCCCTGATGCCGTGTGGCGTGCGGCGGCTCCTGCAACCCCTGCTAGCTGGCTTGTGGGGCAGATCCTGGCAGCTCTTGGCCTGGCCGCCGCATCTTCAATTCCGCTCACTAATCACATGTTGATCGATGAGTTCAATATGACAGCGGGATACGTGGCTGAGCTTGATAAGCTTTGCTCAAGCGAGGGATATGCGGCAAGAATGAACGAAAGTGGGCAGGTTGAATTTATCTACAAAGGGCCGGTGCTAACAGTTGGGCCGCTAATCACAAGGGACGACCTGATTGACTTCAACCCGATCAACACGGGCGAGCTTCCGGGCGAAGCGGTCTATGCCAAGTACACAAGTACCATCCTTTCAGCGCCAAAAGCTGACCTGCCAGAAAACGAACTGCAGAAGCGGAACTGGGAGCGGGAGTCTTCATCTTCTGCCGCAGTTTATACGCATACTTGGACTGAGCATTCAAGAGTTGGCACCGGCCAATATCAGCAGCGCAGAAATGCTTATGGCTATCCACTTTTTTTCTCGATCAACGGCGCCCCTGTATTAGATGAGATTGAAACTATTCAAGCAGTCGAGAGAGAGGAGGAAATTGACTACCTGCAAAGTAGTATCTCAATCACGAATTACGACAAGAAAGATCGCGTGGTGTCGCGCATCACAAGCAATACCGATCAATGGGGGCCTTCCAGGACAGAGGTTTACTATGAATACCGTGATGGATTCGTCGGTGGATCCTATTCCCCCACGAGCGTAAACGAGAATGACAATGGTGAGATTTCTAGCGAAACTACGGTTGAATACTCACCCCTGGCAAGCGTCAGGCAATCGCTAGGACAGCAAGCAACTTATCAAACACTTTACAATAGCGGCACATATCAATCACTTCGACGAGAGGTTTTTTACACAAAAAACAAAGCTACTGGCATCACTAGGACAATCACAAAGGAATGGGCGCCGTTTATGAACACAACTGACGGGGCCGAAGTTATCTCTAGGCTGAGGGAAAGAAAGAAACCCTATGACTCTGTAGACGATTTGATCGAGATTGCAACGCGACTTGTTCAAAAGCCAATCGAAGAGCGCATCAGAACGGAGCGCGAATTTGGCATTCAGCGCAGACCAAAAGAAGCTGAGAGATCCCTTTCCGCAAATATCAAAACCCCCGCAGTTGAACAACAGGAAAGCATCACCTGGCTATTTGGCAGCGCCGCATCTCAGACCAGTATTGAGCTATCGCCTCCGTATGTATCTGATGACCGCGTGGTCTATTCACCACCGGGACCGAATGACCCCATGGGCGCTCCCAATCCGCCCGCCAAATTCACCCTTGTACCTAGCGACGCTTCCACCAAAGCGCTGAATTATGCCAGGCTTGAAAATGCGTTACTTTTTGGCCATCGCAATGGAAATGGGATCCAATTATTGCCGGAGAATCTGCCAATCAAACCCCTATCTTTTATCTACATCAGGCTCCAAAATTGCACCGCTGCTTTTTTGGCTAACGGGAGAACATGGAATGTCTCACCGCAAGGCGTTACATGCACTGCTGACGCTGTATTCCATAGCGCTGTAGATGGGACAAGTGTAAATAGCGCATGGTTTCCATTGCCTCCAAACACTACATCCCTGCCGGAGCTGGCTCCCGTAACAACAAATGCTAGCCCGAAACCTGCTAACGCTGTAGCGATTCCGCAAGGCTTCAACCATTTAAGCCCTGGGAACATTTTTGCAACCCTGCCGAAAGGCCAGGAGCCTGTTTTTGCTGCTACAATTCAGCCGTCTTCCGGGCTGTTGCCCTATACCGAAACACTTTCACTGTTCGCCGGGATTGGCGTTGGCGCCATCGCAGATCCTGAAGACTGGATTGCGCCGCCCCCTGCTTCCCTGTTCGCCGGGGCTGGTGTTGGCGCCATCTATCAGGAATACTTCCTTGATTCCCTGTTCGCCGGGGTTGGCGTTGGCGCCATTGCCAACGGGCTTGAAGTTGGTGATACCTTGATGGCTGGTGTTGGAGTTGGCATCTTTGCTGTTGGCGCACTGATTGAAGAACCTTCCGGAGATACCTACAGCTTTGTCACGATTGTAGATACGTTCTATTCTTTCACCATTGGTGATTTAACGATTTCAGCAATTGAAGATATTACGTTTGGATCATTGGTGACAACAGGCGGCAATTTGGTAGTTTTGCAATCGGGGAACATTTACACGCTTGAATGGAATATGCCAACACCTGTCATAGATCAAGATCCTAACTTGAACTTCGCATATGATGTGGCCATTGCAGGGGGCAAGGTTTTGACCAGCTTCAGCCAGTCTGTTGTCTTGACGGGCGGGAGCATTACTGACGATCAAACGGGCAACTACGGATCAGCGGCAGAGCCGTATATTGTCGTCGGGCTTGTGATCTCTAGTCCGCATGGTGCCACAAAGCTCACGCATACACTTCAGATTGCCTAGCAAGGCTTGACCGGGAAAACTTAGGGAAACGCATCAATCAAGATCATGCCAGCTATCGCGATGACGCCATATCAAGATAGCCTGACTTACGCAGGGACGTTTGCAGGAAAGGCCATGAAGGCTTGCCTGGCACTCAGCAATGGCAGCTTGACGGACGCTTCTACGGTCGCTCAATGGGACGCGCAGAAGCTCTCTGGCAATGGCTACAGCGACTTTATCTGGACTCTCCCGGCAGGTAGCTTCAACGCCACTACAGGTCGATTTGAGGCCCCTTCGCAGCTTGCCACCTTCGCGGCAAGCGCTGGCGGCGCCGGCTTGACATGGAACGCCCTCTACCTCGTTGCAGGTACGATCAACGGTGGCACAACAACATGGGAAACCACGGCGCCCAGGGGGATCCTGTTGCTCGGCTCAAACTTTGTACTGCCAGCAGATAAATCCTACGGCTATACAATCAACCTCTTTGCTGACGGATTCACTGTCACGTCATAATGCAAAACAGGGTAACAGTTCGCGGCGAGTCTCCCAGAATCGTAGAGGATGCCAGGGCTCAGCAGCTTCTGAATCGACAACGGCTCAACAGTCGCACCCTGAAAGACCGCATAAAAAAAGAGGCCTCACTTCGCTACGATGTGGCCGTGCGCAAAGGTCTGGACGCTGGAATCAAGGAAGGTGGTCAGCTTGAATTTGCAAAAAGGAAGGCAAAAAAGATCAAGGTCACACGAAGATCTTCGGAGAGGGGATTCTTGCTGTTGCCCCATTCCGGGTTCGACGCGGAAGGAAAGATATATGTTAGGTCTGCTTATGGGGCAAATCCTTATGCTTATGCGACGTCGTTTTTCGGTGGCGCCCCACTTACGCTTGCGCTTATCGGGAATACGCTGAAACTAGGGTCTCATCCTTCTACGTCTCCCGGATTTCCAGGTAGGTCTGGAAATCTTGCGGCAGGCTATCTAAATTACACACTAGCGGCGTCCGCAGAAAACACTAATGTGTTCACACTTGAATTTTTTGTGCATTTTGAGGAAAGCGGAGAATATGCGCCGACAATAGAATATCTTGGTGGTGACAGTTACAGGTTCACAACATTCTCCTCTTATTTTGGAGTTGCTTCAAGCGGCCAAGGCTATTCATACAACTTTAACGCAAACAAGCACAAGTATTACGATGTGATCGTGCCCTACCCATCTCCATATCCTCCAACGATGTATCCCGTTGGCTTGCGTGGTCTTGCATCACGATGGCAGCTTCCGAGTTTGCATGAAGATAGACTTGAGCCCGTTGGGCCTAAGCTAGGCTTTGATAGTGGCAGGCATCATTTTGCTATTGTCGCTAGCGACGGATCCGCAAGGGAATACATTGACGGCACGCTGATTAGAACAAGGCAATTCTATCAACAACCGGGCAACGGAGCTGCTGAGTCTGTGCTATTCTCGTTGCTTGCCTACGTCTACAAACTTGAGCTGACCGGTCAAATGGTATATCCACCCGGTCCTTTGTATAATGTAACACAAGAGCTGTACTCATTGATACCCTTAAACATTGGATTTTCCTCTGTCCGCTTCACACCAGGTGTTGAGCTGTATTCAGGCACGAGCTTCACCCCTCCAACTTCCATCACTGACCTCGCATGAACGCACAACCCCTTGGCGCCGCGTACAATGCTCAACTGACGCAACTCGCGAACAGGCAGAAGTTTTTGCAGCGTGAAGCCGAAGAAAGGGCGATCCGGGAAGCTGTTGCTCAAGCTTTGAAAAAGTAGCCGGGAAAACTCTGCTTGCAACTTGCACCGTCCGGCCGTGCCGGCGGCAACGCATGAAGACTCGTTTTTGGAATCAGCTCACCTCTGTGGCTGATGAATTTCGTTCACCTTGGAGCTCTGTTGATCCTGATCCCAGCGGAGAGACCGACGGAGGCGGCGCAACTCCTCCGCAGCCTCCCGCTCCATTGCCCACACCTCCCGCGCCAAAACCTGCCAATGGAACGGATGATGGCGACGAAGACAACCTGGGCGACGCCGGAAAGCGCGCCTTGGCCCGAATCCGAGAGGAGAAAAGACAGGTCGCGCAAGAACTTGCCGAAGCGAGAGAACAGATTGAGAAGTTCAAGCCCTTCATTCCGCCTGATAAATATCGCGAGATGATTGAGCAGAATGAAGAGACAAAACGCCAAGCCCGTGAGCGCGAACTTGAACTGCAAAGACAAAAAAATGAAACTGAAGCCGAGTTTCAAACGCGCTTGATTGAAGCGGAAAAACAACGCGACAGCGAGCGCAAGGCGCGGGAAGACGCGGAAGCCAAGGCGGAAGCTGAACGGCAACAGCGGCTTGAGTTTGCAAAGCGCACAGAGTTGTCAAGCGCTTTTTATGCCAATGACGGCAGAGATGGACAGGACGATGAAGGCACAACCTACTTCGATTTGTTTATGAAGGCCCGTGGCGACGTGCGCACCAAATACGATCCTGACACGGGAAAAACCTATGTCATCGACAAGGAAGGTGCGATCGTCAACGGAGAGGACGGGAAGCCCCTGTCCCTTGCCGCGTGGATGACGCAGCTCGCTGATACCAACCCAATCATCGGAAGCCTCTTCAAGCCTCGTGGCGGTTCAGGCGGCGGCGGGCTGCAGGGAGCCAGGGGGGTGAGAACCGAGCAAGTGGCGGATGTGGAGCTTCAGCGCAGGAAGCGACCAGAGCGATTGCTCGGCGAAGCCTACGGACTCTGATTCACTTATTTTTGCCGGGAAAACTTAGGGCGGAGTTGATGGGCGCGATGCCTTTCATTCTCCGCCCTTTTTGGTGCGAAGCCAGAGGGGCTCATTCTCACCACCCGAATCAAGCTGCATTTTTACAGATGTCTCGCAAGCGATTTGCGATGCAAACGGATCAAGGCACGCAGGTGATGGGTGACACACGATCCCGCCCCTTCCGATGGCAACCCTAACTCTTTACGAAATCCAAAACGCTCGCATCTCCGCTGGCGCTTCCCCCCTTGAGCAGGCTTTTTACTCTGGCATCATGATGTCGGAGCTGAATCCGATGTTGCCGTTCAAGACGGTCGACAACGGCGCTGATGTCTTTGGCATCGAAGATGAACTGCCCGGCGCAGAACCTCGACTCTTCAACGAAGCAAACGACGATTCCCTTGGGAATGTTCGCACGGAAACCGAGGTCACCAAGATCTATGGCAAGGACATCAAGACCGACATGGCGCTGATCAACCGCTTTGGCATGGATCGGCACTTGGTGCAAGTCAATCTGTACATCAAAGCTCTCAGGCTGCGAATTGAACGCGACTTCATCAAGGGCGGCACTGTGGGCGAGCGTGCGGCTGCTGAATTTGATGGCCTTGAGAAGCGTCTCACGGTTGGAAGCTCTCAGTGCATCGCCAACGCCTCTGGTAGCGGCGGCGCCTTGAGCCTCGACAAGCTGGACGACCTGCTCCGCGCTGTTGACGTACCCGCAACAGACAAGATCCTGATCATGGGCCAGAAAATGGCCCAGCGCCTTGGCCAGACCGTCCGCAATGGATCCGTCGCCGGGTCGATTGATCAGCGCATGGATGAATTTGGCCGTCAAGCTGAATACTACAACAGCGTCAAAATCGTCAAGACCGACGTTGATAACAAAAACGTCGCGATTCAAGGCTTCACCGAGGCCAGCAACACCACCAGTATCTATTGCGTGGCGCTTGGCGAAGGCTTGGTGAGCTGCATTCAAGGCCGTTCCATGAATGAAAGTCGCGAGCTGCAAGACGGTCTTGTTGTCTATGACGTGGGCGAGTCCACATCTACTCCCCACTTCATCACGCGGATGAACTGGGATGTCGGTATGGCCATCAAAAACAAGCGTGCCGCCGCACGCTTGTTCAACGTGACCGACGCACCTGCCGTAGCCTAATCCCTTTGAACCACAGCCCTCTTTTCTGATTTCCTCCAATGCCTCAAGCAACTGGTTTACAAGCCCGTCGGGGCTATAACATCGACCGAGATGCTGTTCTTCTTGGCAGTGTTCGCAGGGGTGACAATGTTGCCGCTGAGACCCGCACAGGCGCAGCTCGGATTCTTGACAACAAGCTGAACAACTGCGATCTCGTCAAGATCGTGGCTCAAGGTGCGCTCAGCAACGCCGCTGGCGGCTACTTCGTGGACGTGGCCCATGTTGCCATCGGCGGCAGCCTCCCTGCTTCGGATTCGACCAACTGGATTCGAGTTGACAGCATCGTCCTTGACGGACTCAACGCCGTTGAGCTTCCCTTGAGCGGCGTTGAGCTGAATCGTCTGGTGAAGGGTGAAACCTCTCCCGCCATCAGCGGCGAGGTTCGTGTTGTCGCCATCCGCTTGGTAGCTGGTACGGGTACGGGCTCCGGTCAAAACGGACTTGCTGTTCCTGCCAACACAACCGGATCTTACGTCTTCTATCAGCTCCCCGTCTGATCACAACCGTCCTTCATGGGCTGCGGTATATCCGTGGCCCTTTTCTTATGTCTGTATTCAGCTTCCCTTCCGGCGTCAATCCTGACATCTTGCTCCGGCCCGACCTGCAGCAAGATCAAGAGTCCCCACCTCCACAGCCCCCGCCCCAGGCCAGGCCACCCCTAAGGCTCCGCTCCCGCCGCGCACGCGACAATGAGGGGCAGTTCCAAGGCGATAATCCCGCTACTCCCGAAAATGAAGCGTGGGAAGATGTCCCGGATGAAACCGGGAAAACTTAGGCAGTAACTTAAAGCCATGGCTTGGGTTGAAGGCGAGTCAATTATCTGGGAGCAGGGCATTGATGGCGCCTGCGAATTTGAGATGTTCGCGAATGATGCCCAAACCCAGCCATGGCCCTTCCCGTCTTGGGATGTCAATTCTGTCCTGTCAGATGAATCGCAGCGCAACAAATACACACTGACAACAATCACAGATCCCATCAACGGCATCGTCAAGGTCATTGCCCCCGAAAGCCTGCTCAATTCCTTGAAGACCACCAAGAAATACTTTCTAAACACCATCATGGTTGCACCGGGCAATGTAGTAGCAGATGATCATCATCTCGCGTTCATTCCTGTAACCATTGCCAAGCGACCCGCCAGGAGGGACCCGTGACCTGCCCCACTGTTATCCGTGTCACTACCAAAGCAGGCCCCCCAGGCATCGGGCTTCCACCTGGCGCGACCGGCCAGAATGGCTTTACGATCGTCAAGGATGGCGACACACCTTATGCTTACAGGTTGGTCCCGCCTTCTGAAGTAGGCCTGCCGCAAGCGCTGGGGATTACAGCGTCACCCACGTTTGCCGGCATCACCCTGTCTAGCCTGGCAAACGCAGTGCAAGGCATTGCACTTATCAGCACTACCGGCGCAATCCAGCGTGTTTCGATTGGCAGCGGACTGGCGATTCAAGGGGGAGCGCTAGTCGCCACGGCAACGGGCGGCGGATCTGGCACTGTCACATCAGTTGGTCTTAGCCTTCCAACGGGATTCAGTGTAGCCAACTCGCCTGTAGCCACAAGCGGCACAATAACTGTTGATTTTGCGGCCGGTTATAGCCTGCCTACAACGGCAAGGCAAAATCAATGGGATGCAACTACGACATCCTTGACCAACCTCCTGACATCTCCTGATCCGTTCCCTGTCTATACAACCGGCACAGAAGTTAGTGAAATTATTGATGCACTTACACATTTAAATGTAGACATCACCGGGGCAACAACTCAACACGTCCGCAATGACAGCGGCGCCACGATGGCAGCCGGCACCCCTTATCACATTGTGGGCACGGTAGGAGATACCACGCAGGTGCGGGTGATCCCAGCTCGCGCGGATGATGCTTCCACCATGCCTGCCAGCGGGATCCTTCTCCAGCAGTTGACGGCAAACGGCGCGGGAGCTGACGGGCATGGAGCCACAAGCGGCCCCGTGTCGGGGTTGAACACGACAGGAGCAACTGAAGGGTCGTCTATATGGGTTGGCCTCACTGGAGGTATCAGCGCAACCCGCCCGGCAACAAATCCACAGGTGATTGGCACCTTTGGGCGGATCCACGCATCAACAGGCTCGATCGTGGTTGCGCCATCGCCCGTGCTTACCTCGGTGGCGTTCTCCGGCTCCTATCCTGACCTAGCCAGTCGCCCGCCCGAAATCAGCCAGGCCAACGCGGAAGGTGGCACCGCTACCGTTTTCAGCCTATGGTCGGCTCAGCGCGTCAGGCAGGCTGTAGCAGCTTGGTGGCAGTCTGCTAGTGGCACGGCCGGAAAGCTCTTGGCCGCCGCAAATACCGCCGCAGAAGCTCGGTCTGCACTTGAGCTTGGCAGTGCAGCACTATCGTCTACCACTGATTTTGCAACACCAGCATCTTTGTCGGCTGGCCTGGCATCAAAAGCCGATCTTGTCGGGGGCGTTGTTCCAACGTCTCAAATCCCGGCAATTGCAATCAGCGAATACCTAGGCGCCGTCGCTTCCCAATCTGCGATGCTGGTGCTATCGGGACAGCGAGGTGATTGGTGCATCAGAACGGACTCAGGGTCTGCTGGGGCGTGGATCTTGGCCGGCGAACCGTCAAGCACCTTGGCAAGCTGGGTTCAAATCCCAATGCCCGCTGTTCCCGTTCAGTCGGTCAATGGGCAAACTGGCACCGTCATTTTGGGGCCTGGAGATATAGGCGCCGCTACGGCCGCGCAGGGCCAGCTAGCGACAACAGCAATTCAGCCGGGCGCCGCGTCAGAAATCGTCACTATTCCCTATGCGGCGACTATAAACATAGATTTTGCGCTGCACGCCGGCAGGATCCTTGCCATCACACTGACAGGAAATATAATCTTTACATTTTCCAATTTGTCCCCCGGCCGAGAGGTGGGGATTGACCTGACGTGCGACTCAACTGCGCGAACTGTCACGTTCCCGCCTGATGTCAAGTTCCTGGGCGCATCAGGCGTGCCTGCGACAATTCAGCCTTCCAAAGTATTGGCCATAGGGCTGATGTCCTTCGGCACTGCAGCGGCGCAAGTTCGCGCAGGAGCGGCGGCACAATTATGAGAAGTCGACTGTACGATCCTGTGTTTCTTGCGTCACTGGCCGGACCTGTTGGTCCGCAACCAATTTTATATTTAGACGGCGAAGGATCCGCGATTACGGACAAGTCGGCCAGCGCACGAACGTTATCAGTTGGCGCAGGAGCAACAATATCAACGGCGCAAGCCGGGGCGGGTGTAAGCAGTATCGACTTTAATAATACTCCTTCCAGTAGGATTGGCGTTACGCCAGCTATCTCTATCCCGTCAAGCCAGGGATTCACTCTTGAGGTAAGGGTAAGACCCAGAAGTATTCCGCAATTTAGTGCAGCTTCTCCC